ATGAAAAGAGCTGTAATTACTGGTTTTGGCGTTATTTCCAGTATCGGGAATAACAAAGACGAAGTGTTGGCGTCATTATTAGAAGGGAAATCAGGTATTACTACTATGCCGGAATTTGTTGAAGTGGGGATGCGTTCTCACGTTGCCGGCACAGTAAAAATCACCCCAAGCGAACATATTGATCGCAAAGTAATGCGTTTTATGGGTAATGCCGCTGCTTATGCTTATCTCTCCATGAAAGAAGCGATTGCGGATGCCGGATTAAGCGAAGAAATAGTATCCAATGAAAGAACCGGTTTAGTGGTCGGTGCCGGTACCGGTTCCGCACACAATCAAATCGTAGCCGCTGATGCAATGCGTACACCTCGCGGTGTCAAAGCTATCGGGCCTTATGCTGTAACGCGTACAATGGCATCAAGTGTATCCGCCTGTTTAGCAACGCCATTCAAAATCAAAGGCGTTAATTACAGTATCAGCTCAGCCTGTGCCACCTCTGCTCACTGTATCGGACACGCAGTTGAATTAATCCAATTAGGTAAACAAGATGTTGTATTCGCCGGCGGTGCGGAAGAGTTATCTTGGGAATGTGCCTGTGAATTTGATGCAATGGGTGCTGTTTCAACAAAATATAACGATACTCCGGAAAAAGCTTCTCGTGCTTATGATGCTAACCGTGACGGTTTCGTTATTGCCGGTGGCGGCGGTATTGTCGTTGTTGAAGAATTGGAACACGCATTGGCTCGCGGTGCAAAAATTTATGCTGAAATCGTAGGCTATGGCGCAACATCCGATGGTTACGATATGGTAGCACCAAGCGGAGAGGGTGCAGAACGTTGTATGAAACAAGCGTTAGCAACCGTTGATACACCGATTGATTATCTTAACGTACACGGCACTTCAACTCCGGTTGGTGATGTAAAAGAACTTGAAGCAATCAAAAATGTCTTTGCTGATAAAATGCCGGCAATTTCTTCAACAAAATCAATGACCGGTCACTCTTTAGGTGCGGCAGGGGTACACGAAGCTATCTACACTTTATTAATGTTAGAACACGACTTTATCGCGCCAAGCATTAATATTGAAACACTTGATGAACGTGCTGAAGGTTGCAATATCATCACTAAAACCATCCGTAATGCCAACTTACAGACTGTAATGTCAAACAGTTTTGGTTTCGGCGGAACTAACGCAACATTAGTGTTCAAACGTTACCAAGCATAATTTATTCATTTATAAATTATTCTTATATAAAGAGATCTAAATAGTTAGATCTCTTTTTTATTTATCACATCCAAATACTAACCACCACTTATTTAACTTGCCAAGTTTGATCAGATTAACCTGTTTTACCCGACGCGCATCAACCAAAACCGGATAAAACTATGGGCAAACTCAATTTAACTATTTTATTAGGTACGGTGGATGAATTAACTACACCATTGAAGAGTATGAATAAAGTGTTGGTTTGTTGTCAGTTGATAATATTTTTACTTTGATGTATTTGCGAATAATATGGAGCCAATAGCAATACAGCAAGTACAAAGAAAGCAAGGAAGATTTTGATTTCTGATAACCACAGAATAGAGCCAATCATCAACATATATAAAAAGAGCGCAGGGATATAACAAGCGGTGCTGCAATTAAACCAAAACCAATTGCAAGAATAAGCAGAAAAATTAGTGTAATCATCGTTCGCTCCTTTATCGAGGAATAATTGTTGAACAATGAAAATACAGCGATAACAAAAGACCGCCTTTTTATCGGCGGTCTTTTTTTTTGAAATCTTTTTAGTGGTGCCTAGGGCCTGTACAAAATAATCTTATAAATCAATAATAGAATATATGTTGGGTGCAATATTGAGCAATCTGATATTAAGATTAAAAATATTATATATTTGTGATCTAAATCAATAAATAATATCTATGTAGATTACAAAAAATGCATAGTGTTGCGTTGGTTTGCGTTGAAAGATCCGAAATAAAAGATCTCAATGCCGTTATTATGCAAAAGGCTTGAGCAAGGATCGCAATTTGCGTTGAAATCACTACATTTACTGTGCGGGCGTGGCGGGGAAATGTCTGCGATTTTTCAGGTGCGGTTTTGTGCGAGAAAATGAGGAAAAATAGGTTTTCGTACTTGGTGGGATTATGTGGTTTGTTATAATAGCATCGGGAAATATTATTACATTGCAGCAAAAAGAATGGCTATTTTGTGCGGTTAAATCTATGTTTAAGCCTAGGCTTTTATTAGAACTAGGCAATAAAAATCCCGTGCTGAACACGGGAATGATGGATAAAGTCTTTTGGGTTTTAGGCAAAAATTATAAGAAATTGCACCGCACTTTTTTGGATTTTACTCGCTTTCCAATAGCTTGTAATCTTCAAAGCGGATCACTTCAAGCCCTAGCCAATCGTTGATCTCTTTTAGCCGTTCTTGCAACGGAATGATCTCATTAACAAAAAATACCTTCGTGGCTTTTTCCACATCACCAAAACCGCCTGTATTATTAGGGATAATCCCCATTAATTGCGGTGGCACTCGGTGAGCTGCTAGCACATCATCACGGCTTGCATTTTTGATATTCATAAATTCATCTTTGGCTACGGCATCAGAAAGCGGGATCACTTGCAGCCCTTCTTTTTTGCCGTTTGGCACATAAATGAATAAATTTTTAAAATTGCCCGAGCCTTTAGTTTGTTTGATTTGATTTTTGATGGCTTCAATATCATCACGGGTTTGCGTTGGGTCAGTCATATAAATAATTGATCCTGCGTGCGCACCATTAAGATAATATTTACGGCGGAACAGCGTGGCACTTTCATTTAAAAACGCTGATTGCAAACTGGCCATATATTCAGGCGTACCATAAACTTCCTGATTAATATCAGGGTTAATCAGGCAGAACACGGAATCTTTGGCGAACTCATATTCTTCATATCCGTTCACAATTTGGAAAAATTGGCCATCTTGCACGCCATTTCGCATATATTTTGCCAAAGGGGATTTCAATCCAATCACCTTGCCAAAAGCATTTTTCACTTTTTCAACATAGGCATAGCCGAACACTAAATAATCTTGCACCAGCTTTTCCAATTGCGTGCGAGGAAAAAGTGCGCTGGTTTTGCAGGTTGAAAGCAAGATATTCTTTTTCACCGTGATCGCACTTTGATGATGTGGCGACGCATTTAAGGCTTTGGCTAAATAGCTTGGGTTAATCGGTGGCAGATAATATTTGTCATACATCAACACCGATTCAAAATAATTAAGAATTTCAGCCCGATCTAACACTGGGATAGGCTCACCAAAGCTAAATGCTTGGGTTTTGCTATTGTTAAGTGCGGTCATTTTTTTACGAGATTTTTTCATAATTTATCCTAATCAAAAGTAAAAATAGTGGATTGTTGGCTACCAAGATCACCGCCCGAGCCATAAGGCACATTTAAAATGCAGTTCATAATCGCCCAAGAAATATCACCGTGGCTGGCTTCTTCCGAGCGATCGGAAACGTAGGTAATCTTTCCGGTGCTGGTAGTGCGTTTTTTGATGGTCATAAAACTGGTGAGAATATCCACGCCATCAAATTTCAAGCGGCGTTTTTGGATCAAGTTTTGCGTTTTCAGAATCATTTCGTTTTTAATATCAGGGTTATAAGTCAGCCCTGTCGCCATAGGGTAAAACTTCAGCACTTCCTGATACACGCCTGACCCCATTCCCGTTTTATCAATCACAATGCGAGTGACGTTATAATCATCACAAAACTGGGCAATGCGTTTGGCTTGCGCTTCGTAATCCATACCGTGAAAGGTTTGATGATGTAGCACCCGATAATCGCCCCCTTCCACGCGTGGCGGTGCGACAATCGCCAATGCCGCACGGTCGCCTGTATAAGCAGGGTCATAACCTAGCCACACTTCGCGATTACCAAATGGACGATTCCAACCAGGTACAAAATCACTCCATTCTTCAAGGCTATCCACTTGGCATAACTGCAAATCTGCCGCCTTAAACGCACTGGTGCTATCATCAGCAAATTGACACAAAAACAGTTGCTCAAATTCTTCTTTAGAGTTCTCGGCTAACAAATCTTCAATGTTAAACAGATTACAGCCACCTTCTAAGGCATCATAAATGGTAACAATCTGCTTCCACTGGCGATCGCCACACAACTTGCCCGCCCGTAAATTGGCGTGAGAAATATCAATCTCTACTTTCTCGCCTTTGGCACGATTGCGGTTAAATGCCTTGCCCGAAAAAAACGCATAGGCAGGGTGGGCAATGGTTGTTGGCGTGGAAAAATAGGTTTGGCGATAGAATTTCTGCGCAGCCATACCCGATGCCACTTTGCGCATCACATCAAATTTCGGCACCCAGAAAATCTCATCGAAGTATAAATTGCCGTGATAAGATTGGGCGGTTGCCGAGTTTGTTCCTAAAAAGATCAATTCTGCGCCATTCGGCAATTTAATGGTTTCGCCTTTCAGCTCTACGTCCGCTTTTTGCTTGGCGTAATTCACGATATAAGATCGGAACTGCAAGGCTTGCTTCTTGCTGGCAGACAGAAAAATTTGATTATGCCCCGTAGTTAAAGCATCAACTAAGGCTTCGTGGGCGAAATAATAGGTTGCGCCAATCTGACGGCTTTTCAAAATATTGCGGATGCGGTGCTTTTTCGCATCGTGCCAAACACGCTGATAAGCAAACATTTCTTCCAAAAAGCCATTAATGAGCAATTCTTCTTGTTCTTGGTTAATGGCATTTTGTTCTGGCTTCTTACGCTCGCCTTTATAACGGTTTTTCAGTTTTGGGTTTAAATCCGTTTCGTTACCTTCGCCAAAGGAATAGCGTTTCACCCTTGCAGCATCTTTCATTTGGCGCATTAAAAAATCCAACTCTTTCAAGTCAGATCCTGTTTTCACCTCTTTTCGTAGCAACAATAAATACCGGGTTTCAATGCCAAGTTCCACACGGCTGATAGATGCCATTTCGTCCCATTTCTCACGTTCTTTCCAGCTCGAAATGGTCGATGTGGGAATATTCAATTGGCGAGAGATTTCAGCAATTTTATAACCGCCAAAATACATCACCTGCGCTTGACGTTTGTTGTCCACTTCTAAAGGGGCTAAGTCTATTTGCTCTGTTTGTTCTTGTTCGCTCATCACTTAATAAAATCTGATTTTGAATGACCGCATAATAGAAACCCCATTGCACACCGTCTTGCCTTTGTGCGTGTTAATAAGGTATTCACATTCGCAACCCATAGACCGAAAAAATAAAACCCTACAGAATGTTGGCAATTTGAACACCACACCGAAACCGAAAGGACACACTATGTCGAAAAAATCTAAATGGGTTGTGATTGCCACTGAAGGAGCAACCACAGACGGCCGCGAAATCCAGCGTAACTGGATTGAAGAAATGGCAGAAAGCTATGATCCAAAGAACACTTATGGCGCAAGAATTAATCTTGACGACATCAAATTTAATACCTACTGGAAAGATGTGCCGAACTCACAATGCTTTGGTGATGTGTTAGCACTCAAAGCAGAAGAACGTGAAGATGGTAAATTGCAATTACTCGCCCAATTAAAACCGACTGATGCTTTAATTGAACTCAATCGCGAAGGGCAAAAAGTTTATACATCTGTGGAAATCGACACCAATTTTGCCGACACAGGCAAAGCCTATTTAGTGGGATTAGCGGTTACAGATAACCCAGCAAGTTTAGGCACAGAAATGCTGTCCTTTTCGCACAATGGCTTAAACAGTCGCAAGCTCAAAGCAGAAAACCTATTTACTGCAGCCATTGAAACGGCTTTCGAGTTTGAAGACATCAACGAAAAACCCACTTTTTCCGTGTTTGAAAAAATCAAAGCCTTATTTGCCAAAAAAGAAAGCAACGACGAACAACGCTTTGCCGATTTGCAACAAGCCCTTGAGTTACTTGCTGAGCATACCAAAGAAACGCAGTCAAAGCTCACCGCACTTGAAAGCGATTTGCAACAAAATCAAGCCCTGCTCACCGAAGTGCAGAATGACAATCAGCACATTAAAGCACAATTTGCCGAGCTTGAAAGCAAACCTGCTCAACATTACACCGCACGCCCACGCATTGCGGGTGAAAAAACTCACGAACACTTAACCGATTGCTAAGGAACTTTTATGCGTAACGAAACCAAACAGAAATTTAATGCCTATGTTGCACGCATCGCCGAGCTTAACGGCGTAACCGTAGATGACGTAAAAGAAAAATTTACCGTTACCCCAAGCGTAGAACAAAAACTTGTCGAAAAAGTGTTGCTTAGCTCACAATTTTTACAATGGATTAATGTGGTGCGTGATCCGCTAATGGAAGCGGAATTAGTCGGTTTAGATGTTTCCGCAGCCATTGCTAGCACCACGGACACCAACAGCAAAGACCGCGAAACCAAAGATATTTCTTCAATGTCTGGTCGCCGTTATAAGTGCGAACAAGTCAATTTTGACACCCATATCCCTTGGATCAAGTTAGACCAATGGGCAAAACACCCTGATTTCCAACAAAAATTAGCAAGCCTAACCCAACGCACCATTGCCTTAAATCTCATTATGATGGGCTTTAATGGCACAAGCCGAAGCGAAACATCTAATTTATCGTCAAACCCAAAATTGCAAGACGTGAAAAAAGGCTGGTTGCAACAGTTACGCGAAGACAAGCCAGCCCACGTGATGAACGGGGCAAGCACGGGCAACAAAATCAAAGTGGGTAAAGGACAAAGCAAGGACAATGGCTATGAAAACATTGATGCCTTGGTAATGGACGCAGTGAACACCTTAATTGATGAAGTCTATGCTGATGACACCGATTTAGTGGTGATTTGCGGTCGCGAAATTCTCAACGATAAATACTTCAATATGGTAAACACCGATTTGAAACCAAGTGAGGATTTAGCCAGCCAAGTGATTATTTCACAAAAACAAATTGGCGGTTTAAAAGCCATTCGCGTGCCGTTCTTCCCTGCGAAGTCTATCTTGATTACACGCCTTGATAACCTTTCACTGTACATTCAAGAAGGTTCAATGCGCCGCTTTGTGATCAACAATCCAAGACGCAATCGCATTGAAGATTTCCTGTCGCAGAATATCGATTACAAAATCGAAGAATACGGCTGTGCAGCCTTAATCGAAAATATCACCTTTGAGGATAAAGCAGAATAATGGCTGAAAGATTGTCGCCCGCACAACGCCACTTAATGGAAGTTTCCGCAGCTGTTGCCCACGCTGCGGAACAGGAAGATTTAAGCCAATACAGCGAATATGAAAAACTCTGTCGCCTATTGGCTCGCCATAAGAAAAACCTGAAAGAACTGCAATCTAACGAGCGTAAAGCGGCATACAAAAAAGAAATCTTGCCAAACTATTTGCCGTGGATTGAAGGGGCGTTGTCCGCAGGTACAGGCAAACAAGATAACGTGTTGATGATGTGGCTGGTGTGGACGATTGACTGCAACGAATATCACCTTGCATTACAGATTGCCCATTATGCGGTATTCCACGATTTACGGCTACCCGAGCCATTCACACGCTCCCTTGGCTCACTGCTTGCGGAAGAATTTGCCGATAAAGCCAAAGCCGCAATGGCAATTAATCAGCCTTTTGACGTGGCTTATTTAGAGAAAGTGCAAAATCTCACCGCAAATCTTGATATGCCTGATGAAAGCCGAGCAAGATTATTGCGCGAATTAGGATTATTGCTTGCCGAAAGCCAGCCAGAACAAGCCCTAGCTTACCTGGAAAAAGCCCTAAGCCTAAATCAAAGCATCGGCGTCAAAGGCGAAATAAAAAAATTAAGAAAACACCTTGATTTAACTTAACAACCGAACATTTCACGCCACAGCTGGGCGGATTAATAGTGCGGTGAAAAATTTGCAAAATTCACACCGCACTCCCTTAATCCCCACCCAGCTATTTTTTAAGGATCGCAAAATGTCTGACGGCTCAATCTCAATCAAACTCGCCCCAGATTACACAATGCCTGCGGTGCAAAATCAAGTGGAAAAAGTCGGAACGGACGAAATCATTCGCAATGACGGCTTTTTCCCCGATTTATCGCTGGCAGATTTTCGCAACCAAGCACGCATCGATGGCACAGTAACCACGGCACGGCTACAAGATGCCGTTATTGAAGCAATGGCAAGCGTGAATCAAGAGCTGGCAAGCATTAAAACCCAATACGGCGATCAGCCTTTTTATGCCATTGGCTGCCCACAAATCAACGGCGAAAGCCTGATGGTTTACCGCTACCGCCGAGCTGTAACTTGCTTGGCATTGGCTAACCTGTATGAGCGTTACACCAGCTACGACACCACTAATGACGGCGAGAAAAAAGCCGAATTGCTCAATGAAAGCATTGATGAGTTACGGCGCGATGCGCGCTTTGCCATTAGCGATATGCTTTCAGTGCGCAGAATTAATGTGGAGCTGATCTAATGAAAGTGTATGCCCAACAAAATGACAATCTCGATGCCATTTTATACCGCTATTTTGGCAATCCCCAAGGTTGGTTGGAAATCACCTGTGAACTCAATCCACACCTAATGCACTTGCCAATTCTGCCACTGGGAACAGAAGTGATTTTGCCCGATCCAGATACAGAAAACGTCAGTGTTGCACAAGATAGCGTGCAACTTTGGAGCTAACAATGCACGACACCACAACAAAAGTTTCGTACACGGGGGCTGGATTTACATTCTTTATGGGACGTATCGCCGATATGTTTAGCAATATTAATTGGGCAGATGCTGCCTCAATTGTGGGGATTGTAATGGGGGTCGCCACCTTTGCCATTAACTGGTACTACAAGAAAAAAGATTTTGAATTGAAAAAACAAGAATTGGAAGAACGAGCCAATGCAAAGAAAAATCACTAAATGGGTATGTTCTGTTGTCGCCGTGGTTGCGCTTACCGTGGCATTACACGGCAAAGAAATCCGCACATCACAAGCAGGTTTATTATTGATTGGCAATGCGGAAGGTTGCCAACAGAAACCTTATCAATGCCCAGCAGATGTCTTAACCGTGGGCATTGGCACAACCAATGCCGTAGAACCCATTAAACGCAACAAGGTTTACAGCTTACCTGAAATCGCCAGTTTGTATGCCAAAGGTATCAAACAAGCAGAAAAATGTGTGATCACCTATGCCAACGGCAACGCAATGCCGCAAGGTGCGTTTGATGCCTTGGTATCTATCACCTTTAACATCGGCTGCGGTAAGCTCAAAAATAGCACCTTATTTAAAATGGCGCGTCTTGGGTATAGCAAAGCAATGTGCGACCAATTCCCACGCTGGGTTTATGCCAACGGAAAAGTGCTAAAAGGTTTGGTTGATCGCCGCAACAAGGAGCGAGCCAGATGTTTAGCTTTTTAACCGCAAAAGAAAAAGGGTTGCTACTCATTGGCCCGATCATATTAGTGCTAATTATCCTATTTCAGGGCTGGCAAGCCACCCATTGGCACGAACAAGCCATCAAAGAAAGTCAGCTCAAAACCCAGTGGCAACAGGCTTATCAAAGCCTAAATGACGATGTGAAAAAATTCACCGAGCAACAAAACAAGCTGATTGCCGAGCTAACACGCCAAAAAGCCGAACACAGCCAACAAAACAAGGAATTACACAATGCACTTAACCAACACAAAAATTGGGCTAATCAGCCTTTGCCTGCTGATGTGCAACGCCTGCTCAACGCAAACCGCGCCACAACCACGTCCGATACTTTGCCCACAAAGCAATGAGTGCGGTGTTTTTTTTGCACAAATTCGCACCAATGGCGAGCTGGCAAAGGCCTATGTGCAAGCTCAACAACATTTGGCATTGTGCATCACCGAAAACCAAGCCTTGAAACAGTGCATCACCGAATTTAATCAACAGGATAAGCAATGACAGACAACCTAGATCGAGCGCAACAAATCGAACAAATGCAACGCGAAATCGCACTAAAAAAGCACCGCACTTTTAAAGGTGTGAGTGCGCTATATTGCCAAGATTGCGATGAGCCAATCCCAGAGGCAAGACGAAAAGCCCTGCCAGGTTGCACCCGTTGCACCGAGTGCCAAACGGTTTTTGAGCAACAAAAACGGAATTTTAGCCGATGAAAAAACCAAACCAACTGCGCGCCGTCCTTGAAAAAAGCTACCCTGATTTTGTCGCCAATCCCGACAGATTACAGCTTTTTGTCGATAACGGGCGCATTATTGCCACAGGCGGAAACAGCCTAAGTTTTGAATATCGCTACACCCTTGACATTATCGCCACGGATTTTGCCGATGATCTCGCACGCCTTATTGTGCCGATTGAAGCCTATCTCAAAACCAATCAGCCAGAACTGTTTGAAAACCCGCAACGGCGAGAAGAAGCCTTTAAATTTGAGGTGGATTACAACAATAACAACACCTTAGATGTCGCCTTTAAAATCCAGCTCACAGAACGGGTGGTCGCCAAGAAAACAGGCGAAAACGAACTGAATTTGGAATATGCCCCAGAGCCACAATGCCTTGATGATAAAGCTCTGGAACAATGGCAAGTTTATCTGAAAAAACAATTAATTTTTGAAAGTGAAATCTTAAATGGCAACGATTGAAGAAGTGAATACAAGGCTGAATGCCCTGATCAATAATCTCAAACCCCAAGCTCGCCGAGCCTTGGCACGTAACATCGGGCAACAGTTACGCAAAAACCAAGCTAAACGTATTGCCAGCCAACAAAATCCTGATGGCAGCGCCTTTGAGCCACGCAAACCACAAAAACAGCTACGCAAAAAGAAAGGCAGAATCAAACGCAAAGCAATGTTTGCCAAAATCCGCACCGCCAAACACCTACGTTTCCGTGCGGAAACCAATGGGATCAAAGTAGGCTTTAACGGCGGCACGGCTGCCATTGCCAACATACACCAACAAGGCTTAAAAGCCCGAGTACGGAAAGACAGAGATTACAAAGTGCAATATGCCCAGCGTGAATTGCTGGGCTTTAGTGATGAAGATAAGGAATTGATTGAGGAGTTGGTTATTGAGCAGTTAAGTTTTGGAAATTAAATTGTTCCAGCTCGCTTTAAACTCGGCTTTAGTTTTTTCATAATCCGCTTTTTGGTCATCGGGAACAGGAATAAACCACATTCCAATAGCAAAAACGATAATTGGTACAACTATCCAAGCTAGCCAACCATCAGAATAAAGTACAGGGAATAACATTATTAATATTGTAGCAAGAACAAGATACCAAAAACGAACAGCTAAAATTGCAATACCAACAATAGCAAATCCCATAGCCATTAGTGTTAGTAACCCTATTCCCAACATTATTCCAATGATAAAGGGAAGGATAATAAGTAAAAATAGAAATTCCATATGCCCTCCTAATTTTCCCTATTATTCAATCTTTATTTTTTTATTGTCAAGTAAAAGTGAGTAGAAAATGAAAAATTTAGAACTCAAAGTCATTTTAAATGCAGTAGATAAGATCACTTCGCCTTTGCGAGGTGTACAAAAACAGCTTGATAAGTTACAAGGCAAAGTCAAAGGTGCTACGGATGAATTAAACAAGTTAAAACAACAAGAAAAAACGGCAAATTCATTTAAGCGCCTAAGTGATGAATTACAACAAAACAATCATAAACTCGTTAAAGCCAAAGCTGCAGCAAAACAATTAGAGCAGCAGCTAAAAAATACAGTAAACCCTACTGCAAAACTGAAAAAGCAAGTGTCAGATGCCTATAAACAGGCTAATAAAATGGCACAAGCTCAAGAACAGCAACGGAAAAAATTAAATCAATTACGCCAAAGTTTACGGCAAGGAGGATTTGATACCGCTAAATTTAAAACCAGTCAGCAAAAGCTCAAAGAAAAAATAGATCAATCTACTGCCGCAATTAATAAACAAAATGCGGCAATGAAAAAGCTACAACAAAGGCAAGCTCAAAACAAACTCTATAACAATCGCGTGGAAACGTTAAAAAATCAGAGTGCATTTATGGCAAGTTTTGGGCAGAGAGCAGTAATGCACGGATTGGCAACAGTTGGAACAGGGGGAATGCTGCTTAAACCTGCAATGAATTTTGAACAAGAATTTTCTAAAGTTCAAGCACTTACAGGATTAAATAAAGCCAATCCAGAACAAGCCAAACAATTAGAACGTTTGCGTCAGCAAAATATTCATCTAGGTGCAACAACTTCATTTACCTCTGATGAAGTTGCTCAAGGCCAAGGCTATTTGGCTATGGCTGGATTTAATGCCAAACAAATTGAAGCATCAATGCCTGCTATTTTAAATATGACAAAAGCGGCAGGAATAGAGATGGGACAAGTTTCAGATATTGCTTCTGATATTTCTTCTGGTTTCAAAATATCAGCAAACGAAATGAACCGTGTTGCTGATGTTTTAACTGCAACTTTTACGGGGTCAAATACCACATTAGAAGGATTGGGTGAAACAATGAAATATCTTGGCCCTATTGCCAGTGCGACAGGGCAAGATTTTGAAACAATGTCCGCAATGGTTGGATTATTAGGTAATGTTGGTATTAAAGGATCACAAGCAGGAACATCATTGAGATCAGCAATGTTACGTTTAGCCGGCCCACCTAAGCAAGCAAGAAAGGCATTAAATGCCCTAGGTGTATCAGCTAAAGATAGCCAGGGCAATATGCGTGCTTTAACCGATATTCTCGTTGATGTAGAAAAGAAAACGGCCAAAATGGGTAGCGGTAAAAAAATGGAATACTACAAAGCCATTTTTGGTGCAGAAGCCGCAACAGCAATGGTTGAGCTTGTAGGGCAGGCTGGTGTTAATGGTATCCAAGAAATGACCGATAAACTTAAGCAGTCTGCAGGTAGAGCTGAACAAGTAGCTAAAGTAATGTCTGATAATTTCTGGGGGGATTTAAAAACGCTCTCTAGTGCCAAAGATGCACTAAGTATTTCAGTTTTTGAAGTTACATCAGAAACCTTAAGAGATGCGGCACAAAAATTTACAGAGTTATTACGCAAAGCAAATGAATGGGTAAAAGCCAATCCTAAATTAGTTCAAGCTATTGTTAAATGGGGGGCTGGAATAGGCATTGTATTAGCTGCAATGGGGGTATTAAGTTTAGTCATTAGTTATACTTTATTTCCTTTTGCCAGATTGCTTTTAATGATCAATAAATATACTGGGATTAGCAAATTATTTAATTTTGCTTTAGTCGGTACGAGTAAAAATTTATTAAAAGTAAACAAAAACCTCTTTTCCTATAAAGGCACAGTATCGGGCTTAGGTAGAATAACTGCATTTGCTAAACAAAAACTGCTTTCTTTTGGTGCAACATTATTTTCTGTTATTCCAAAAATGAAAAGACTTTCTTTTTGGGTAAATTTATTAAAAACTACATTTAGAGTGGCTTTTTCTTCTATAAGAATGATCGCTATGGGGATTGGTTCAGCCATTAGCTTTTTACTTTCCCCAATCGGTTTGCTCGTTGCCGCATTGGTTGGTGCTGGCGTTGTGATTTACCGTAACTGGGAAAAAGTGCGGGCATTTTTCGGTGGATTTTTGGAAGGCTTAAAATCAGGATTAGCTCCCGTTTTAGAACGCTTTAAACCACTTGGTGAACTCTTTGGCATTGTGGTCGGTTGGATCAAAAAAGCAGTCAAATGGTTTACTGCTCTACTTACACCAGTAAAAAGCACATCTGCTGATTTAGACAGTGCAGCAGCTGCAGGTAAAAAATTTGGCGAATGGCTTGCTGCAGGAATTGATTTGGTAACAAAACCGTTGCAATGGTTGATGGATAGCATTAAGTGGGTTATTGATAATATGCCTGGTATTGAAACCCAAGAAAAGGCAATGTCCAAAGCAATGACCCAAAATAATACAGCGGGGCAATTGTTTATGGCGGGTTCAGGCATAGAAGATGTACCAGCCGTTAATAAATGGTCAGGCGGTTACGCAGGCAACGGTGGCAAATACCAACCGAAAGGCATTTTTCACGGCGGTGAATATATTATGACCAAAGAGGCCACATCGCGCCTTGGCGTCCCATTGCTCAATGCCTTAAACTACGGCAAAAACGCAATGCTAGCCGCAGGCCTTGGTGTGAGTGTGGCTTCGGCTCAGCCGATCAAAGTGGATAACCGCCCGCCGCTCAGTGCCAAATCGCAGACCAGCCAAATGGCTAGCCAACCAATGCAGGTAACCATAAATATCAATGCCCAACAAGGGCAAAGTGCGGTGGATATTGCCAAAGAAGTGGAAAAAGCCTTGCGCAACCTTGAAAGCCAAAAACAAGCCCGTGCAAGAAGTGCATTGCGTGATAGAGATTAAGGGCGAAAGCCCTTTTTTGTTGTTGATAAATAGAAAAGGTGATAGGATCGCAGGAAAAGGAGGTTAGCAATGAATAAAAACGCACCTTTCATTCGTGAAATTATTGACCGTACTCAAACTATAAAAGGTGAACGAGTAAGAGGCAATAATCCCAAAGAAATAAACGTGAATATTCAAGCTATCTTAAAACAACAAGTCATAAGGACAGTCCTATGAAAATAAGCCCACATATTGAAAAAATGTTGAAAGAAAGTGATGCTCAAGGCGTGGAAGGCGTTTCTGTTTTTGAAAATGACGCTCAAGCGGTGCTTCAGTCTTTAGCCATTCAACATTTAGCAGGCAAATTAAACAATGATCACCCAAAGAAAAATAAACGACGTCATCATCAGCCACGACTTTTATCAGCTTAGTGAAAAAATTGGCTATACCGCAGATATTATTCTTGATTATCAGCAAGAAATTGGGCAGCTGATCCAAACTTGGAAATTAGCAAAATGCGTTGAAATTTATCAAGATAATTCAGATTATGCTTACGGCAGAATAAAAGATACAAATTCTACTGATGGTTCTTCGCCTTATTACATTGGGGTATTTCACTCACGCGTATTGCCAGATGATAATGACCCATTATTAGTCTTAACCTTTTCTGGTGATGTTCTCGTGATAAGAATGTTTGCCGATCACGATGAATTATTTGGTACTTTTCAAGAAAAGCATAACAAAAGCAAATTAAAATCGATAAAACAGCGTATTTCATCATTTCTATTTAAAAAATAAGCAAGTTATTTAACTTGCTTTTTTGTTATCTCCAAATCCACACCGCAAACCGCTACCCAATCCTTATCAAATCCCCAACAATAGCCCTATTTATCATCTATCAATCGTGCTATGTCCGCAGAAAATAATCGCAGAATTGAAAACCTGATCCGCTATGGCGTGGTTGCCGAAGTGGATTGTGCTGCTCGCCGTGCGCGTGTGAAATCGGGCGAAATCTTAACGGATTGGTTGCCTTGGTGTGCGTTGCGTGCAGGGACAACTAAAATTTGGTCGCCTGTTACCGTGGGCGAACAGTGCTTAATACTTGCCCCAAGTGGAGAGCTGACTACAGCAAGCATTTTATCTGGCATTTACAGTCTTGAATTTGACACACCAAGCAACAGCCCTGATGAACACGTTATCGAATTTGCTGACGGGGCAAGAATTGAATACAACCAATCCAGTTCCGCACTAAAAGTTAGCGGAATTGCCACCGCACTTGTGCAGGCAAACACAAGTATCACCCTTGAAACGCCCGTAGTTAAATGTACGCAAAATTTGGAAGTAGCACAGAATGTGCTTATCGGTGGCAATCTGGCAATGAGCGGTTCAGCTGGCGGTGGTAATGCCGAGATTAAAGGCAACGTGAGCGTGCAAGGCAATGTTAAATCGCAGGCTGATGTGATTGCAGGCTCGGTATCTCTTAAAAATCACACCCACAACGGTGATAGCGGTGGCACAACGGGGAAACCAAATGGATAAACGAACAGGGCGATACCCCAACAGCGAAACGGAACATATTAAGCAATCTATCCAAGATATTTTGCTCACACCCATTGGCTCAAGGCTACAACGGCGAGATTACGGCAGCCATTTATTTGAATTAATCGACCGCCCTATCTCTCGCGCCTTAATGCTCCAACTGGCGGCGGCATCAGTGATGGCAATCAAAAAATGGGAACCACGCATTGATATTGTACGTTTTGCTGTGGCGATTAATCCCGATACCGCACAGATTACCGCAGACATTGAAGGTGTACGTAAAAGCGATAAAAAGCAGCTTAATTTTAACGATGTAACCTTAGGACGGAACAATGAGCGAACTGGTCGATTTATCTAAGCTAGCGTATCCCAAAGTTTTAGAAGATTTAGATTTTGAGCAACTACTGGCAGAGCGTAAAGCGGCGTTTATCGCCCTTTATCCCGCTGAAAAACAAGATTATTGGCGTGCTGTGCTGGCATTAGAAAGTGAGCCAATCAATAAATTACTGCAAGAAAATGTGTATCTCCAACTGCTCGAGCGCAACCGCATTAATGAGGCAGCCAAAGCCACAATGCTTGCTTATGCCACTGGCTCGGATTTAGATGTGATCGCGGCAAATTTTAACGTGCAACGACTGATTATTCAGCAGGCGGATAATAGCGTCAATCCACCTATTGAAGAAATCAAAGAAAGCGATACGGAACTTAGGCTACGTTGCCAACTTGCTTTTGAAAGTTTATCTGTAGCAGGCCCACGCTCGGCTTATATGTTCCACGCGCTTTCTGCTCACGGTGAAGTGGCGGATGTATCGGTTATCTCGCCACAACCTGCGCACGTTACCGTCACAATTTTAGCGCGTAATGGCAAAGGCACAGCGGAAGAAAGTGTGCTAAATGCAGTGCGAACTAGATTAAACGATGAAAATGTCCGTCCTATTGCTGACCGTGTAACAGTGCAAAGTGCGGTGATACAGGATTATCAAATCCACGCCAACTTGCACCTTTACCGCGGCCCAGAATACGAGCCAATCAAGCAAGCAGCTCAAGCCAGCATTGAAAAATATGCGCAAGAACGCCGTAGATTAGGGCGAGATATTACCCTATCGGGCATTTATGCTGCCTTACACATTGAAGGAGTGCAACGGGTGGAATTAATCCAACCGCAAGCAGATATTGTGCTGCCTCAACACAAAGCGGGGTATTGCACAAATATTAATTTGGAACTGGTAACAGCTGATGATTATTGATGAAAAAATCCCAAAAATCTCACCGCTCTTGCCTGTTGGCTCAAGCGAGCTAGAACGCAAAGCAGCAGAAGTGCTGCAAGAGGCGGTGCGTAATCCCATCATTATTGCGGATTTAATCAACCCTGACCGTTGCCCCGAAAAATTTTTGCCTTATCTTGCCTGGGCGTTTTCGGTGGATAAATGGGACGAAAATTGGAGTGCGGAAGTTAAACGCATTGCCATAAAGCAATCCTTTTTTATCCATAAGCATAAAGGCTCGATTGGGGCAATTAAGCGAGTGGTTGAGCCCATTGGCTACTTGGTTGAGTTAAAAGAATGGTTTCAAACCCAACCGCAAGGCGTGGCAGGCACATTTAGCCTCACCATTGAAGTGTCAGAAACAGGTCTAAATGAACAAACCTATAACGAATTGGTGCGATTAATTAATGATGTGAAACCGGTGTCGCGGCATTTAACCAGCCTTGCGATTGCGATTTCACCCACAGGCACACTGAATTTTTTTATTGGACAGAACGCAGGCGAAATTATCAGCGTTTATCCCCGTTAATCCGAACAAGGAATTTTTATGGCGAAACAGTATTATTCGGTCTTAACTGATTACGGCACACAAATGATTGCCAGTGCCATTGCACGCAAGCAGCCTTTGCAAATCACGCAGATGGCAGTGGGTGATGGTAACGGGCAGGCAACCACGCCAAATAGCCGTAATACAGGCTTGGTGCGCGAAGTGCATCGTGCCAATGTCAGTGCTATCTCCGTTGATCCGCGTAACGACAAGCAAATTATTTTTGAGTTGACTATCCCTGAAAATGTGGGCGGCTTTTGGATTAGGGAGATGGGGATTTTTGATAACCAAAATCGCCTTGTGGCTTATGCCAACTGCCCTGATAGCTTTAAACCAGAATTGACCAGTGGCAGCGGCAAAGTGCAAGTGGTGAGAATGATCTTGTTGGTTAGCTCATCAGATGCGATTACCCTTAAAGTGGATGACAGCGTGATTTTCGTTACCCGTGGCCAACTCACCCCGAAAGCCATCACCGCAACCAGTCAAAATGCGGTGGACGAAACCGGTCACAGCCACGAAATCGACAAAGCCAGTACCAGCCAAGCGGGTATTGTTGAGCTAGACAGCAGCATAAACAGCAAGGCAGAAAATAAAGCAGCTACGCCGAAAGCAGTTAAAACCGCCTATGACAAAGCCAAAGCTGCTGATGACAATGCCAACACGCGCGTCAGTAAAAATGGCGGCGAGATGACAGGCGGCTTGAAGCTAAAATCAAATTTCGGCGTGTCTGAAAAGAAATGGAATTACAGTGGCTTTTATGCTGGCAGTGCCACTCTTAATGACGAAACTTTGCCTTATTTTCAAATTCATATCGGTTCGTATGGCGGCAATACCGCAGGGTATGCTAAAAGCCTAGGCTTTAATTTAACTGATTATAAAGCTTATGTGATGAACTGGAACTCAGAGGGTGAATATGCAGGCAAGAAAGAGATTTTAACCGAACTGCACCGTAGCGATTCCGTCACCTCAGCCAGCAGTGAAACCGTGGCGACCAGTAAAGCCGTCAAAACTGCCTATGACAAAGCGGTGGATGGCGTGAATAAAGCCAATGCGGCACAAACGGCGGCGAATAATGCGCAAACGACCGCCAATGCCGCTATTCCAAGCAGTAAAAAATCCGATTCCGTCACTTCAGCCAGCAGTGAAACCGTGGCGACCAGTAAAGCCGTCAAAACTGCCTATGACAAAGCGGTGGATGGCGTGAATAAAGCCAATGCGGCATATAAACGTGCTGAAACAGCTGAAATTAATGCGAAAGCAGCAAGTTTGCCGATAACTGGGGGAAATCTAAGCGGTGATTTAATAGCGCCATACATTAACGTAACGGGTAGATATATATCTGTTAATACACCTAATAGCGAATATGGAGGATTTGATGTAATTAGGCAAGGTAATGCAGGTAATTGGTTAAGTAGGCTTGAAGCATTGCCAGATAAGCGGTGGAAATTTTGGACACAAGATGCGTATGAAACTTTTGTGCCGGCTAAATCAGGTACATTGGCGATAGACCATGAAGTTGTACATAAAACAGGTGACGTAATGAACTGGTTGAGTATAGAAAACACGGGCTCTTGGTTAACAATTAAAAGCACGGAGCAAGCGTCAAGCGGAATCGACTTTATAAATTATAATGGGAGATATCCGCAAGTTTCTTTACACGCATTTGACGTCGGTGGCTGGGCTGATGAATTACGTATCTTTGCCACACCGCCTGGCAACGATTACAACACTGACCGTCGTCAGCATGTCATGACTGTGACGCACGAAGGTAATATTTGGTCAAAGATGTACGGCTGGCTTGGCGATAGATTTATGGATAAAACAAAAGCCTATGACAACTGGTATCCTAATCATTATAGGGGTGCTCAAGTCTTTAAACTGCCAACCAGAGGTGACGGGTCCGGCGTAAAAATAATTGCTATGCAGGCTGATATAGCTGGAGATACAGAACTTTGGTTACCTGAATCATTTAGTGGTTTCTATATACCAACAGGCGTAGATATTGGAACAGGAAAATTTGACATTGGCGTAATAGGATTGTCTGCAAATAAAATAAAAGTATATGTATCTGGACGAATTACAGTACAAATACATTGTATAGGTTGGAGTAATTAATATGCGATTATTTGATATTACAAATTATTGTTTTAGAGATGTGGTTGAACCTATACCAGACGGTTGTTATCTGATTGAAACACAAGAAGAGATTAATGCTATTTCTGAAAGTATAACAGGCGGCGGTATAGTTTGGGTGGAAAGTGGTAAATTGCGTTGGTCAGGCAAAGCTCCAAGCTTTTCGCACATTTGGCAGGATGGTAAATGGGTGCTCGATGAGTCAAAACAAGCCGAGCTACTCACTCAACAACGCCAACAAATCCGCACGCAAATCAACGCCAAACGCGAGGCGTGTGTAAACGGTGGCGTGTATGTGCCGGAGATTGGCAAATGGGTGGACACAGATGAAAAAGGGCGTGCCACCTTGGTAGAAATCAAAGCTGATTTTGACTTAAACGGCAAAACGGAAGAAAACGGCGAGCCACGTATTTTTACCCTGATTTGCGCAGACAACACGGCGCAGCCGTTGGATTTTGACAAGTTCAGAGCGGTGTGGAACGCCGCGGCGAAGCTAAAAGAAAGTATGTTTGAAAACGCCTATATGCACAAAATTTTGTTAGAACAAGCTGAAAATCCGCTTGAGTATGATTGGTCAATTGGCTGGTCGCAAACCTACGAGGACTATAAAAATGAGCAAACAGAAAAGTAAATTTAAACGTTGGGCTTATCACGTTTTAATAGCGATTGACCAACTTTGCAACGCCCTAACAGGTGGCGGAGCGGATGAAACCTTTTCCAGCCGTTGCTACCGCCGTGCGGTGTTGGCAGACAAGCCGAAAAAACGCTGGCGTTTTTGGTTTAAGTTTGTCAATGGTTTATTCCGTGATCCGACACATTGCCAGACGGCGTATGAAAGTGAAATTCGGCGGCGACAATATCCAGAGGATTTTAAAGTGATTTAACTTATTTTTTAAGGCGATCTTGTGGTCGCCTTTTTCACATCTAAACTCGCTCGCTAACTTTCTCCGCACCTTGCAAAATAGCCCTAAATTTAATCAACCTCACCAAAAGGGCTATTTATGGACTACTTACACGGCGTGCGGGTCATCGAAATCAACGAGGGAGCACGCACAATTAAAACACCGTCCACGGCTGTGATTGGGATTGTTTGCACCGCAAATGATGCTGATGCCGAGGCTTATCCACTTAACACCCCTGTTTTACTCACCAACACAATGGCTGGCATTGCCAAAGCGGGCACGCAAGGCACACTGGCGAAAACCTTAAAAGCCATTAGCAACCAAGTAAACACGCTCACGGTGGTGGTGCGAGTGGAACAAGGCGATGACGAAAGTGATGAGGGCGCTGCAACCACCGCGAATGTGATTGGTACAGTAACAGGCAGCGGACAATACACAGGCTTGAAAGCCTTGCTTGTGGCGCAAGCGAAATTGGGGGTTAAACCACGTATTTTGGGCGTGCCGTATTTAGATAATAAAGAAGTCGCCACCGAGCTTGCTGCGATTGCGAAAAAACTCAATGCCTTTGCTTATGTGTCCGCACATAACTGCTACACCAAAGAGCAAGCCGTTACCTATCAGCAAAATTTCGGTCAGCGTGAGGTGATGGTGATCCACGGTGATTTTTCTGCCTTTGACGTAACCACGAAGCGCACCGAAACCGAAAGTGCGGTGGCAAATGCCCTTGGATTGCGTGCTTACCTAGATAAAACCATTGGCTGGCATAAAACCATTTCTAATGTGGTAGTTGAGGGGGTAAGTGGTGTAACTCGTGATATTACCTTTGATATTCAGGACACCAGCACGGACGCAAATTTTCTGAACGAAAAGAAAATCACCGTGCCGATTAATTTCAATGGCTACCGTTTATGGGGTTCACGCACCTGTTCTGACGACCCGTTATTCCAATTTGAAAATTACACCCGCACGGCGCAGATCTTACGCGACACCATTGCTGATGCGCACGCTTGGGCGATTGATAAACCAATGACACCTGCACTGATCAAAGACATCATTGAGGGTGTCAATGCTAAGTTCCGTGAGTTGAAAGCCTTGGGTTACATTGTTGATGCCAAAGCCTGGTATGACACCGAGATCAACGACAAAGACACGCTAAAAGCGGGTAAATTGTACATTGATTATGATTACACCCCAGTGCCACCGTTGGAAAATCTTAATTTCCGTCAGCGTATCACCGATCGTTATTTAGCGGAATACGCCGCTAAAATCACTGCATAAGGAGTAACTATGGCTTTACCGCGTAAACTAAAATTTATGAACCTATTTCAGGACGGCGTAGGTTACAAAGGCGAAGTGACCGAAGTGAACTTGCCGAAATTAGCAATTAAAACCGAAGATTATCGCTCGGGCGGAATGTTGGGTGATGTTGCCATCGATCTTGGCATTGAAAAGCTGGAAATGGAAGTGAAATTCGGCGGTTTGATGAGCGAGATGAAAGAGTTTTTTGGCAGCCCGAATATTGATGGTGTGGCGTTACGCTATGCCGGCTCATATCAACGTGACGATACAGGCGAAGTGGAAGCCGTGGAAGTGGTAACCCGTGGACGTTACACCGAAATTGACGGCGGATCATCAAAATCAGGTGACGACACGGAAGAAACCTACAAAGCTGCATTGACCTATTACAAACTGATTGTCAATGGTAAAGATTTGATTGAGATTGATTTGATCAATGATATTTATGTGGTTAACGGCAAAGACCGCCTAGCGGAACACCGCAAAGCCATTGGTTTATAACGAATACACCACCGCCCCGCAAGGGGCATTTTTTGAAAGCGAAAAGGAATAGAAAATGAAAAAAGCAAACCAAAATACCAAACAAGTTACCTTAATCCAAGCCCTTGTGCGTGGCGAAAAAGAAATCACTGAAATCAGCGTGTTGAAACCTAATATTGCGGCATTAAAAGGGTTAAAAATGTTTGATGTAATGCAAATGGACGTTGATGCCTACTGCCAATTATTGCCACGCGTGACTTCGCCAGCTTTAACCAAAGCAGACGTGCTAAACCTTGACCCGATTGATTTCACCGCTCTTTGCTCGGAAATTGTCGGTTTTTTCGTGAAAACCGAACAAGCCGAAGCAGTAATGGAAGCCTAGCCCCATTACTTATCCCCGCCACGGTGGAAGATGCCATTGCGGACATTGCCACCGTGTTTCATTGGTCGCCCAACGTGTTTGATGAAATGGAGTTGGACGAATTAATGCAATGGCGGGAAAAAGCCCGTGAACGGGCAGAATATCAAGAATAATCAAGTGCGGTGCAAAATTTGCGAAAATTTCACCGCACTTTTGCTAAAGGAAACAGAATGAAAGCAATCATTATTTTTTTATTATACTTTCTGACTATTTTCGCCATTTCTGGAATGGCAACCTTTTTGATGTATCAAAAGCTAGACGGGTGGGGCTGGCTGATTTTTATTTTAGTGTTACTACTCAATGTCAAATTTTCCGTTAAGTAGGAATAAACAATGCTACAAAACTTTGCAATGATGGCTTATGGCTTTTTTGTGTTTATGCGCTCAACCATTCCCTACCAAGAAACGCAGCGCTCTGCACAGTGGCGACACCCGACAAATTCGGTGATTGGGCGAATGCCCAAAGCCCAGTTTGTGGGCAAGGAAAGCGAAAGCATCACCATTCAAGGTGTGCTAATGCCGAGTATCACAGGGGGCGAAATGAGTATTGCCACCTTACAAGCCCTTGCCGAGCAAGGCGAGCCTTATCCCTTAATTGACGGCTCAAATTTTATGGTGCTGGGTTGGTATGTGATCGAAGAAATTAGCGAAACGCAATCGGTGTTTTTTGCCGATGGAAAAGCTCGCCGTATTGATTTCTCAATGAAGTTAAAACGCACTGATGACAGCCTTTTGGCTGATCTTGGTGATGCTGTGAAAGGATTGATTGCCTAATGCACTATGACGAATTTTACCAAAGAATGTTGGAAACCAATCACAAAATCCCGCAATTTCGTATCAGTGCGAGTAGTAAAAATGGCAAGCGGGACATCACCCAACAAGTCAGCCAACGCTTAATGCAGCTCACCTTGATTGATAACCGTGGCTTTGAGGCAGATGAATTGGATTTGCAACTTAGCGATCACGATGGGACGTTAATGTTGCCAAGCCGTGGCGCAAAAATTGATGTGGCGATGGGTTGGAAAGGGCAGCAACTAATCCCAAAAGGCAGCTACGTTGTGGACGAAATCCAATATAGTGGCACGCCTGATAGCCTGACGATTCGGGCAAAAAGTGCTGATTTACGCGGCTCATTGCATAGTAAAAAGGAACGATCATTTCATCGCATTACTTTCGGTAAGCTCATAGAACAACTGGCAAAAGAGAACAATCTCGAACCGTTATGTAGTCCAGATTTTAAAGATAAACTGATTGATCATCTTGACCAAACGAATGAAAGCACAATTAATTTACTATCAAGACTAGCCGAAGAATATGATGCCATTGCTACTATCAAAAATGGCAAATTACTCTTTATGCCAACAGGCAAAGGAAAAACTGTTAATAACAAACCATTACCACCGATTCTGATTACTCGTCAAGCTGGCGATAGTTTTAATTTTTCATTGATAGAAAGTGATAATTACACCGCGGTACGTGCTTATTGGTACGATATGAATACGGGAAAGAAAGGCGAAGTTATCATTGATAAAAATTCTGAAATTCAACGGAAAAACGTCATTACCAAAACAGGGAAAGTCAGTAAAAACAAACAAAAGGTATTAGTACAGCATCAACCTGTGGAAAGCGACGCTGATCAGATGTTGACTTTACGCAATACCTATACGTCTGAAAAACGAGCTATCAATGGTGCGAAAGCGGCATTTGATAAAATGAAGCGTGGTGTTGCCAGTTTTTCTCTCACACTGGCTTATGGACGACCTGAACTTATTCCTGAACTGCCTGTAACTGTGCAGGGGTTTAAAGGAATGATTGATAGCTCGGAATGGATTATTACTAAGGTAACCCACAATCTTAGAGATAGTGGGTTTACCAGTAGCTTGGAGTTGGAGTTGAAAATTGATGAGGAAAAATAAAGCGGTCAATGACCGCTATTTTTGAAGAAGTCAAATAGAATATTGAGTTTTTTATTCGTTTTTCTTTCTAAAAAGAAAATATAAAGATAATAGGTAAATAAAACAAAACCAATAACATAGTTAGTTGTAATTGTTCTTTCTGAACAAGGATAAAAGAGATTTAATACAAAAATAAAAACAAATGCAAAATGACGCAAGTACTGATAAGCTAAACATAAATAATGATAATATTCTATTTTCTCTATCAAGTCAGAAATTAAATTTATTTTCATAATGCCTCTATTCAAAGATAAATAAAACACATTATGAAGTATGTAATTAAAAATGGTAATTAACTTTCTTTGTGTATTTACGCGCTACATAACCAATCAATGTATCGCCATTAGCTGTTTTTACCGCAACTTTTAACCATTGCGCGTTGTTTTTAGGTGGAGAGATAACGCAAAAACGTTCACCATTATCCAACTGATAGATGACATCAGCTTTTTTATTGTCATATTTTCTAATATTTAGGCTTCCCGAATCTAAATAGGTTTCCCTTACTTCTGCTGGTAACTTTGATAGTTCAGGGACTTTTCCGCATAAAAGTTCTAATTTCTCGTTATAATCTACTTCTGATAAGTTATATCCAAGAAGTTGGGGCACACTAATACCTGTGATGGTGCAGACAAGAGCAATAATATTTAATAGATGATAAAACCATCCTAAACATTCAAAAACTTTCTTGCGACTTTCAGGAGATAAATAACAAACTGATTTTCCATCTAAAAGATCTGATACGGCTTGTTTTTCTTCATTAGAGAATGAATTAATATCTGCTTCATTTGATCCGTACTGTTCATTAACAATGCTTACAGTTGAATTTACACCAGTTAAAGCCTCCAATATTGCATAGGATTTATTTAACTTTAGATTGAGTTTAGTGAAAATCTCCGATATTGA